AATGACTCGCATTTGCCGCGTCATTAACACAAATGTCAATCAGGTGAGTTTCCCACGTGATTCAAACACGAACAACATCACCACGTCGCCGCAGTATGGTACGACGTTCCGCCCGTTCATGGGTGAGACGGTCAATACCACGCTGTCGAAGATTGATACCGGCCCGTTCACTCAGTTGACGATTCCGGTTAACACCGGCACGATGTTCACCGATGTTTCGGCTGATTTCTTCGCCGATGTCGCTGGCATCAGTAACTACATCCAGACAGAGGCCTCAAAGGCTTTTGCTGCTGTGGTTGATAATCAGGTCATTAACGGTGTGACCGCATCGACCGAAGCGGAAGGTGTGATTTCCAACAGTTCAGTTGGCATCACCAAGACCGGCAGCAATAACACGCTGGTCGCTTCTAAGGTGATCGACGGCTTCTACGCTTTGGCCGATCAGTACGCGACCAACCTTTCATGGGTGATGCGTCGTGCGACTCATGGCAAGCTGGTTGCCCTGAATGACAGCACCAACAGAAGCCTGTTCTTAGGCTCTGCTGACTCTGGTTACACTCAGGGTATCACCCCGGCATTGATGGGGCAGCCGATCTATTTCAACGGCTTCGTGCCTGCATCGGGTGCATCGACACCGAAGTCGATTGTCTTAGGTGATTTTAACGAGTACATCCTGCTCTTGCGGCAGGGCTTCACCGTCGCGATTGATGAGGTTTCATTGGCCTATGCGAACCGTGTCCGTATTGCGGTGAAATACCGCTTTGGCGGTGCTGTGAGAGACACACGGGCCTTCCAGATTATTCAGGAACTTGTGTAAGTTTTGAGGGCGTGCCCCTCGCCGTTCCCGGTTGTCAGATGCTTCGGCAGCCGGGGGCGGTTTTTACCTTACTTTACTTATTCACCTGAAATAAGACTACTGCACAATGCCTGCATACATCACACAGAATGAAGCGGCCCTGTTTGCTGAAACGCTTGGCAGTGTGTCCGCCATGCGTGCCACTGTGCTATTAACTGCCGCATCGACCATGCTTGACCAGTTCACAGGCAGGACTTTTACAGGTGCCGAACTGACTGACAGCGTGAAAGCTGGTATCGCCATGTGTGCCGAATGGATGGCCACGTCTAACCCGGCAGGCGGGACAATCATCAAAGAAAAAATCGGCGATTACGACGTCAGTTATGCGACGCCAGAAGCTGGTTTAATTCCGGTTGCCATTCAGATGTTGTGGGCACCGTATAAGATTGTGGCTGTAGGATGATACGCAAGAAAATTAAATACAACTTTCAAGGGCAGAAGTTTATTCAGAACCTTGAACGAAGCCTTGAATCTGCGGCCACTCAAGGGGCGTTGATGGTAGAACGCGACGCCAAAAAACTCTTGAATAATACCGGCAAATCATTCCCGGCCAAAGCAGGTTACAACTCGCCAATATTTAAAGGCGATGGCGTGCCAGAGCGGAAAACCAAGCCCGCCGATATGGGCATCAGCATGAAAACACTGAAGGCCCAGCGGGTCTATTGGTATGGCGAGCCGCTTCACAGGTGGGTTCAGGCATCAATGCCGGGAAGCCCGCCAAATAAACAGACCGGCACTCTGCAACGGTCGATCATCCATGAATATTCCAAGGCCAAAAAAGAAGCAAAAATCGGACCTGCCCAACAGCTTAAATATGCCAGAGTGCAAGAGCTAGGATCGGCACAAATGCCCGAAAGGCCGTATCTGACGCCAGCATTCAAGATGAATGAAAAGAAGATATTTAAACTGTTTGCTGATGCCGTGAAACGAACAATGCCATGATATTACCGCATTCAATCACACTGCAAAAGCACACAGAAAATGAATCAAGTCTTGGGGGCGTCAGTAAGTCTTACGCTACCGATTCAGTATCTTACCGTGCTTTTGTGCAGCCACAGCGGGAGAGTCTGGCAATTATCAACACGTCAGGCGGTAGAAATCTGATCGTTGATATTTACGCAGAATCAACGATACCAGCCGCCGCAACTGATCGCATTGTTTTTGATGGCCAGACATACGAGATAACGGGCGTCATTCAGCAGTTTTCGCCGCGTGGGAACCATCACGTCAAGATTACTGCAAGAGTTTTGGATTTCATTTTGTGAATATCACTACCAGGCTAAATTCGATCAAAGCTCTCTGGGCGTCGGCTTTCCCGTCGATTCCCTACAGCTTACAGCTTGCAGGCCAAAACGAAGCCGTTCCGAATGCCGTTCTCGAAATAGGCCAGATAGAGCAGTTTGGCGGAACCACTACCAAAAAAGGATGGCGGCTAAACGCTGAAATCAAAGCAAATTTTGCGTCTGATACCGATGCAATTTCAAACCTTGACACGATTGTAAGCACCTTCAATCGTGCAAAGTCTGCAAACTGGTATTACATGGTTGTGACAAATGCAAGCGTAACTGCAAATTATCAGGGCCATGGTTCATTGTGGCAAATTACTGTCTCTCTCGTGGTCGAATGGACGACCTGAAAGGATAAAACATGGCTGAGCGTATTGCAGCGTATCAGACAACGGTGAAATGGTCGAACCTGACCAGCCCGCCCAGCACCTACGGCAACGCGACAACGCTTTCTGTAGGTGAATGGAATTTAAATATCAATACTGACCTCATCGACGTTACAACCACAGGCGACGCAGGATTCAGGTATTTTATACCGGGCCTGAAATCGTCTGAAGGTTCGCTAACGTTCTATCATGAGGACGCAACCGATCTGCCGATCAAACCCGGCGAAAAAGGCAAGTTTGAATTGTTTGTCGATTCTGCGGCAAACGTCACCAAGTCTTATATCGTGCCGGTCACAATCGGTTCGGTTGAAGTCTCTGCGGCTATCGATGGCGCGGTGGAAGCAACCGTGAACTATCAGGGCCGTGGTGCAATCACTGGCGACCTTTACACTTGATTGAATTGAAGAGGGGCAATCTTCAAATGATTACGCGACTGATTCCGCAACCGATTGAAATTGAAATCAACGATACATGCTATAAATTCGCTCAACTGCGAATTGGCGAAATATCACGCATTCAGGCGTGGCTTGATTCTCTGCCGAATCCCATGGCAACCATCAAGACGCATCTTGAGGGGCTAACGCCGGACGAACGCAAGGCACTACTAATCGAGGCTCAAAAAGAGCTTCGCACCTGGCCACCGCAATACGGCACATCTAAAGGGCTGGAAATGATCGGCAGGCCGGAAGGAACCCGCATTTTCATGCGTGCCGCCTTGAAGCGATGTCAGAATCACATGACAGATGCCGATTGTGATGCCGTGACTGAAAGCCTTGACCTCGATACGTTGGCCCAGATTATTGAAATCGCATCGACCGGAAAGCTATCTGGCGTGGACGGTATTGAAAAAAAATAACAGGGCCAAAAAACGCACCCGGAATTAATTGGGGCGTTTTGTTTGCTGGCCTTGCTGACCGCTTCGGGTACACGCCAGACCAGATTGCAGAACTGACAGTTGATCAGGCGTGCATTCTGCTCAATGACGGGAAAGATCCGTCTAAAAAGGTTGTCACGATAAATCGTGGTGATGATGTCGCAAAAGCACTTGCAAAGATTCGAGTCTAACAAATGGCAAGCGTAGGCGACCTCTTTGTTACAATTTCGGCGAACGCTCAACCGGCCCTTGATGCTTTCAAGAGTGTCGAGCATTCACTTGGCAATATCACGAGAGCCGCTGGCAGTACGTCCGGCGCACTTTCGGCGGTATCCAGAAATTCAGAATCCGGCTTTGCTCAGTTTGCCGGTTCTGTTTTAAAAGTTGTGACCGCTTACAGAGCCTTGACATTTGCCGTAACGGCTTATAAGCAGGTGGCCACAGCCGCAACAGGTATAAACCCGGTAACGGGTAATGCTTTCAGCCCTGCCACCTTGGGCGTTATTTCAGCCATCACTGGCAAGCTGCAAGCCCTTGGGCCAATCGGCAAAGCGGCAGGTGCTGCGGCTGGTGCTGGCCTTGCCCAGATCGGCTCTGTGGCTTCAATGGCATTAAGCCCATTGACAAAACTGATCGCTATTTTTTCGGCCTTTAAACTGGCCATATTGGCGGTAGTTGCAGCAGTTGCCGTATTTTCTGCTGGTATTGCCAGTGCATTTAAGGCAGCACAATTAAAAGAGTCTATCGGTGCTGTTGATGCAATCTTTAAAGATTCATCAAATTCAATCAAGACATTTGCCGACGATGTTTCTGCATCGCTTGGCAGGTCAAAAAAAGAAGTATTAGATTCAGCGGTTCAAATCGGTGCAATTCTCAAATCTCAGGGATTTACTGAAGCCGAAGCGGCAGCCAATTCAATCACATTGCTCGGTACTGCAATGGAGCTTGCAGCCCAGCGTGGCACGTCAACTGAACAGGCTTTAAATGCCGTTTCGGCTGCAATTCGTGGCGAAACAGATCCGATTGAACGGCTTGGTATCTCAATCAATGAAGCCCTTGTAAAAAAGACCATTGAAGGCAACGCCAATCTTTCAAAGTTAGCCCAGACAAACGAGCTTGCCGCCAAAGCCACAGCCCGGTTGATGCTGATTCAAGAGCAGTCAGCCGACGCTATGGGCACGATTGCCAAAGAATCGGGCAATCTGACGCAGCAGATGGAGCGGTTAAAAGGTCAGATTTCACAGACATTCACCGAACTTGGTTCAGGATTCGAGCCGCTTGTTACGGCATTTGTCAGGCTTGGAAATGCAATCATGCAGACTCTAGGCGGCGGTATGCCGACTGCGGCCAAAGGCATTGAAGCCCTGTTGCAGCCTATTACATTCATGGTGAATAAGGTTGCCGCTCTTATTGAAATGTTTAATAAGCTGGTCGGACTGGTGCGAAACGTGCCGAAACTTGGTGGCGACATCATGCAGCCACAAGCCAAGCCAAAACAGGGCCTTGAACTGCTTGACGAGCAGATTGCCAAGTTTGAAGCGGAGAAGGAATACAACAGTCGTTTAAATTCCTTACGCGATGAAATGGCGGAACGCGAAAAGAAACGTAACGAAGAGATCGCAAAAGAAAAAGCCTGGTGGGACGAACAGGTGCAAGATGAACTTGACCGCCAAAGCACCGATAGACAGCAGAAGATTGATAGCGCGATAGAAGACCGCAACCGAAAGATGATGGATCGATTCAAGCTGCAAGATCGCATCGCATCGACAACGGCTGATATGTTCCGCCCCATGATGGGCGACATCTCGACCGCTTTTGAATCAAACCTGTTGGCAGACTTTCAGCAAAATCCAATGATTGAACTTTCTAATGAGATGAGAGTATTAAACAATGAGATCAGCCGCTTGAATGAAACCTTTTTGGAAGAGCGAGCAAAGCAGGCAGGGAGGTAAATAATGGGTGCCCCAAATGTCACATATCAGATGATTCCCGAAAGCTACAGCGTGTCGGCTAACACGCAGGGCTTGCGAGCATCTGTTCAATTCCTGACGGATTGGTCAGATGCTTATACTTTTGTTAATCAGGCACTTGGTATGCCGAACGGGCAGGCGTGGGCTAATCCTTCCAGCCCTAACATGTTTGCCGTTGAGGCAACAGTTAGGCCGGTCGGATTGACTTCCAATCTAACCAGTTCCAACGGCACTTTTGGCTTGAACCCCGGTCAATTCTTCGACAAGGCAAAAATTGAACTGGTATTCACAACGCCTGATAATAACCTTGGGCAATACTCACGAACCGCTACTGAGGTGGATTCAACCGAACTGATGACATCTGACGTGCAGATCGGAGTTCAAACAATCAACGTCCCTACCGGCTCGCTGGATTGGCACACAACCGAAGCGGGCGGAACGGCTCAATCGGTCAATCTGACAACTGAAGGCCAGCCGGAAAAACTGACCATCATGATTCCAACGGCCAACGTCAATATCACAGTGCATGGTGTGAAAGATAATTCATGGGTGGCAGCCTCGCGACTGGTCGGGAAAACCAATAACGCGACGCTATGGGGCTATGACCCGGAAACACTCTGCTTAACTGGCGTCACGACTAGAAAGCGGGTAGTGGCATCTGGCTTGATGACAGTCGATGCCACACTCTCTTACAAGTGGATTAGTGTCGGCTGGAATACGAAACTATCCCGCAATGGTTCATGGCGTCGCATCAAGTTCAAAAGCGGTGCATTGCCATATCCAACGGCTAATATCACAATTGCAGCCATTTTTCCGAACACTTCTCGGATTCTCAGCCTTACATGAGCCTGATAGACCTTTACGGCAAGCGAGATCAGCAGAGCCTGCTTGATAATTCATTCCCAGATGGGATTGATTTAATCAGCAATGGCAATCGGCACGGCCTCGCGCTGAATCCTGAAGAAAACTTCTACGTTCGGTTGACCGGCAAAGATACTGGCAATACGCCTATCAAATACGCTTGGCAAGAGGTAATCAGGCTTGATAATAAC